TTCTCTCCTTTAAATAAATTAACCCCAATCAGGCTCGCCTAGTCATGATTGGATTTTAAGTTTAATGATTTGATAACTATTAAAGTATACCAAATCTGCTCGTTACTATATATAAGTTTAAACGCTCTCAAACTTGTAACTCTGATATTTAAAGATTGCAGTTGCAGTTAAATATTCAACATCCGTTGCTGTTTGTGTATATTCCAAAGAACTAAGTTCAGTGGGAAATGTATTTTCGAAATTAATATTTAAAATAGGATTATTCTTATTAGATAAAATCATAAGAAATGCGTCTGAATATAAAGACTTATCGGGAGTTGTTTTGCCCACAATATCTACAGATGGAGTTTCACCAACTTCTGGCCTAGTAGAAGTTACATCTCTATATGTTTTGAATTCTTCTCTTTTAGAGGGAAACCCTATACCCGTCATCCAATCATGTAAAGATTTATAATTTTCCAAATATTCATCTACAATAAAAGTAATTTCAAGATCAGTGTATTCTACCTTATCCCCCATAGTTGGAATATCTTTAAATGGCGTTGGTAGTGTCGCTACCCCTACACTAATGCCAGGTAAATTTGCACCGACAGTGAAAAATTCCACTTTTGGTAATTGTTGAAGACCAAAACGGAATTGAGTAGGACTTGCATAATCCAACTTATCAGGCTGTCTTGCAGTTGGTGATTGTTCTGTAACCATATTACTATTTATACATAAAAAAAGAGAGAGGTATATTTACCTCTCTCTTCAGAACACTTAACATGTTTCTTATTTTATAGTAAAAAATCTTACATAAGGTTAGTAACTTGAACCCTACGATACCAAGCATTGGTATTTGCATCCAAGGACGCATCGGTATTAACTGTGTCACCAGCAGCAACCGCACCAGATGCGGCAAACGGGTTAGCAGCAAGACCATAACGTGTCTTGAAACCAATCTTGGGCTGGAAGGAATTTTCACCAACCGCACGAACCATCTGTAGCGGAACGTAAGGACAATAAAAGAATCCAGCGTCATATGGAGATGTGCCTTTGTAACCCAAAACATAATACTGTTTTGCAGCAACATTAGCAGAATACGGATCAACATAAACTTTGAACCGGCCATTCATCACACCAGCAAATGTAGCAGATGTGTCATCAACATTTAGATTATTGTTGAGAGCAGGAGTATAATCCAAAACACCTGCCATCTGAAGTGCAGAAGCAACATCAGCAGAACAGATGATTATATTACCTTTACCCCGGCGAGTCTGTTGTCCAATTGCATTGGCATCACGTTCAATCTGGAACATCAAACCTTTAAATTTCTCAACAGACCAACGTCCGTTAGAGTCTGTATCAAGGTCGAAGATACCAGAATTAGTCGTGTTTACCTGAGCACCAGCAACAGCGGTTATATAAAGTGAACGAACAACTTCACGGTTGATTTCTGCAAGGATTTCTGTGGACAGAATATTAGCAAGTTCTGTCTCAGCATCCAAACCGTGGATTGCTTTTAAGTCCTGAGCAAGTTCCATCGTGTACTCGGCTTTGAGAGCACGGGAAACTGCCGTAACTGTGGACTTTTCGATTGAGAACGCCATTTCAGCGAAAGCATTAGATGAACTATCGCCCAATGCTTCAGCCTGAGCTGTAGTCATACCAGTTGCACTGACATAAGTACCGGCCGGCGAATCGTTAAGAACCGCAGGATTTGGTTCGGCACCAACGTCACCACCACCAATAGTACCGGCGGCGTTCTGGTTAGAGATATCGGGCATCGACTCGTCAACGAGAGCTTCAGCACCGTCCTGAGAGGTAAACGAGGAACGCATTGCAAAGATAAGTCCTGTCGGGCCTGTCATCGGTTGTACGCCACATACGTCATATGCGATTAAGTTGGGCATTGCCCGGCGAACGAGAGAAATCATAATGGGGTCCCATGTATCCATCTGTCCACCAGACATTGCATTAACTGGTGCAGCCTCCGAAAGATACTGACGATCTTCTGAAAGTGCTTTTTCTTGGTTTTCTAAGATGAGAGTGGTAACTGCCCGCTTGTAAGAATCCTCAATCTTCGGAAGATCGGGGTGTTCTAGGACTGGCTGCCACTTTTCTTGTAGATGTTCTGTCTGAAACATTTGTTTCTCCTTTATTTTTACATCTTTGTTATAATATTAACTGGCACGTTGCTTGTTACGACTGATAGCCGACATATATGCGTTCATGGCATCTGTCGTATCAATGTCCTGTGCGGTGCCACCATCTTCATCATCAACTTGTTCAATAACCGTTTTGGGGAAATAACTTTCCTTAATGGTATTAAGTTTTACCTTAAAAGACTCTTCATCAGTAAACTCAATATCATCCGTAAGGGATTTGAACTTTTCAATTTCTGTATCGGTTAAATCTTCGGAAGCCTCCAAAATAACCTGTTCCCGAACTAGACCAGATTTATCTGTTTTAAGAGCAACATTCTGATCCATAACATTATTAATCTTATCTTCTAATTCGGTAATTTTTTCAGATTGTGCCTCAAGTACATCGTACTTCTCATCAGGCACATCAATATAGTGATCCTCAAACAACTGTTTCAGTCCAGAGATGAAGTCTTCTGCAATTTCGCCTTTAAGTCCACGTTCAATTGCCAACTCGTTCTCTTTCATCCATTCATCAACGACATAGTTGAGATATGTATCAACCTTTTCTGTAAGACCTACAACCTGTTCTTCCAATTTTTCTTCAAATTCAGAAGTCATGTTATCGTGAATACGAGTAATCTCTTCACGGGTCTTTGATTTGACAGCAGCTTCGAAAATTGTTGCTGCTTTCTCTTTAAACTCTTCAGAAAGTTCTTCACCTTCCACAAGAGCATCAACATCTTCTTTGACATTAATCGATTTGATTTTTTCTTCGATCTCTGCTTTTGCGTCTTCAAGTTTCTTCAACTCTTCTTCCGACTTTGCATTTTCTGCCTCAGCCAATTTAGACTGATGTGCAGAAAGCATTTCATCGATTTCAGATTTTTTCATTTTACCAATCTGTTCAAGTGTCTGTGCCTTAGTTAACTTTTTGGCCTCAGAAACAACTTCTTGGTCTTCTTCTGGTTCTACATCATCCCCAGCGGCTAACTTTTTTGGGGCATCTGCTTTACCAGCACCCTTCTGTTGAGCATCACCAGAAACTTCCTTGGATTTAGTTTTGGATGTGAGGTCTTTTTCCTTACGGTCCTCATCTCCGTCTTTTTCAACTTTAGCCTCTGGGTCTGCACCGCCGAGGTCATCTGTTTCTCCGCCCGGAGTTTCTTTACCAACTTTTTTGGGTTTTTCTGCTTTTGTGGCACCCTTGGTCTGGGCATCACTTGCTTCATCGAGTTCAGCAAGCACTTCCGCTTCCAACTCTTCAATTGTTTGTTCTAATTCTGACATAGGGTGTCTCCTTACCTAAGTAATTCGTATTATATATTTATAAGATTAAAGTCTTTTAAGAAACTTTGCAAACGCTAAAGCCTCCTTATTTGCATCTCTTTGACGTTTTTTAACATCAAATTCCTTCTGTAAACCTACAAGTTCCGCTTCTTGAAGGGCTCCATTATTCCAAACCCATTCCTTTCCTTCCATAATACCTTCTACGAAAGCATTAGGTGCGGAAGGGTCTGCAACAATATCAGCCGCAGTAGCAAGATAAAAATCATCACGAACATAATTTGTACCACCTTTTTGATTCAAACTACCCATTCCCCGTGACGAAACGCCCAACTTACCACCATCATTTATAATATCTTTGACTATTTCTCCCATCGGAGTCCCAAGAATTTTTGCTTCTCCAACGAAATTTTTTCCATCTGGATGCAAGTCTGTGATCATATGGGAAACTCTCTCAAGATTAACCGTTGGGCCATCAGGGTGTCCAAGTTCTCCATATGCTCGATTTTCTTTTATGAAATTTTTATTATATTTAGCAACTTCTTTTTGCAAAACTTCCATAGGATATATTCGACCATTGCGATTCTTTACATCTGCTTGCATGAATATACCTTTAATTTTATACTGTTTTTTACCGTTTTTTTCTTCGGTAATGTATTCCACATCTTCGATTGCTTCTGATATTAACTTCATATACCTATCCCTTATGGTTGATTACCAATTGCAGTACAGCTCATTGCAGAACCACAAGCAATTGTATCTCCTGGCTTTTTATCTATAATTATTACATCATTCTGAATTAATACTACCGTACCAGCAAAAGTATTTGTGGCCGTTATTGTATGATTTTCAGAAGTTCCTCCATCAGTTAAAGTTATAACAGTTCCTTTTACAGCATTAGCAAAAGTTGTTGACAGATTTACTGTATTTGCATCTACTTTATATACAAAATAAATTCCCCCTGATGTTAATTCTGGTATTGCATCTGCGCCTGCATAAGTAACTTCATCCCCTGTAATAAAACCATGAGAAGATATAGTAATAGCTGCACCAGCTACAGCACTTACTGCATTAAATGTTCCTAACGTAGCGGCAATAGTAACTGTACCAGCGTTAGTTGCACCGACCCTAATTCTAGTAGCTCTACTTAAATCGGTTGCTGAAGTAACAGCTGAAGCACTTCCCGTTAAAATCATATCTCTAACTCCTTATATTGTTAACATTTCTCTTTCAAAATATGACAACAGTTCTTTCTCAGGAACTTTGTATTTTTTTGATACATTTTTAATAGTTTTCTCAAAACTATTTAGGAAATCTGAAGGTTTATCGTCCATTTTTTTAAAAATTAGATCAACACTATCCTTCATTTTCGGAGAAAGTTTTTTATATTGTTGAGATTTTTTATGTTCATCTTTTTCAATTACGGAAGAATACATTTCTGAAAAACTTTCTTTTTTACCACCACTAGTAACTTTTGATGCCCATTCTCCTGCTTTCTCTTTCATTGTATTAAAAACTTTTTCTGCTTCTTCTGTTTTTCCTAACCGTTGCAATCCATTTCTTGCAAGTGCAAGGGCTAAACCCTTTCCTCCACCCATCCATGGCGTTGTTAAACCACCAGTTGCAAGTCCAACAGCTAATAATCCTAATCCAGCAACTCCACTTGGTGAGGTTAATAAATCTGTCACACTATAATTTCCTGCTAATGCATCTCCTACTGTTGATACGTCATAATCTGCGTCAAAATCTCCACTAAATGACATATAATACCACTGAGCTGCAGCAAGACCAGCAACAGCAACTCCACCTATTTTTTTTATTTTTGGATGTTTATCTAAAAATTCATCAGCCTTCATAGTTCCAGCTTTTAAAGCTTTAAAAGGTGCTGTTTTTGTAAGTTCTATAGTAGTTCCTTCTAATGCTTTTGTTATAGTTTTCATTCCACCTTTAACGATATTTGCACCATTTTTTAAATCATGACCAAATCCCTTCATTATACCATAAACACCACCCTCTTTATATGCTGCAATTGCTTCTTGATTAGATATTCCTGCTGATTTTACAACATCTCCTATATGATCCTTTACTCCATTGTAAATATTTTTAATCTGAATTTTCTCAGCTGGAGGAGCATCATCAGGTATTAGATTCAATTTATTTAAAATTTTATCTGTGGTGGAAAGTTCTTTGTGTTTAGCCGCAACACCCTTTTTTACATATTCTTTTCCTTTTTCAATACCTTTTTTTGTTAATTCTTTTCCTTTTTCAATTCCCTTTTTTAATTTACCATCATCATCATCCTTACCCTTTAAACCTTTTGTTTTAGCTTGTTTTGCTTGATCACTGTCAGGGTGATCTTTAACATATTTAGCTTGTTGTTTATGTGAATAATCACTCCACCAATCTTCAAATAAAAACTCCTTATTATTAGACTCAACTAAAAGATGAGAATCAATGCCATCAAGCATTCTACACCATGTTTCATATGTAAATAATTCTTTTTTATTTTTCTCTATGAAAACATCTTCGTGTAGTTCTTTAAATTTCAGCACCATCTTCTGTCTCTACAGTTACAGTTTTAACAAAGTCTTTTGCTAATTCTTTACGTTTTAGTTCTAAAGCATTGCCTATTTTATCACCCAATACATTAGAAAATTCCTTTTCTGCTTCAAGGTTATTTCCCAATGAAACAGAATTTATAAACTCTTTACTCATTATAATCTCCTATATTTTTTAAAACCGGCCACCCGGCCCGGAGTCACTGTTATCTCCCTCTGGAGCATTACCATCATATTTATCAACATCGTCAGCAGGGATAGCACCACCACCAGCATCTTGTGGGTAACGTGTAATACCATCACCTTTATCTGGAAGATCAATACCGCCATCCATCGGATCAGTTTCAAGTTCTTTCTTAATTTGATCACGAATTTCTTGCATCTCTGCATCTGTAAATCGCAGTATCTTCCTAAGAACATACTCTTTACTGAAAAAAGTGCCGATATAAGACTGAATACCGTCAAGTGCTTGAATACGATCCTCAAGCAACTCGGCATCCTTTAACTCTGCGAAATGACCATCTTCCATAAAGTCATACTGGATATGTTCTTGCATCCTTGGCCAATCCTCTGGTGCAATTACTCCTTTAAGAAGAAGGTTAGTTTTAAGAATATCAGTAAATAGAGGGACAAATTTCTTTCGTATTCTCTGTACAAACTTAGTAAATTTGAGTTCATCTCTAGTAATTTCTGTTGACCGTCCAAGAGAAAACCCAGTTTCTGCCTCAAGTCTTGAAATCGGCACGTTAAGTGAACGGTATAATTTCCGTTGGAAGTATACGATGTCATCAATTTCACCTAGATTTGAACCGCCTGGTAATGTTGTAATTTCTGTACCTCGGCCACCCTCTCTTCGGGGGAGCCAAA